TGCTAACGGTCGGTGTTCCCGATCGTAAGGACTTGCGCCACAGGTCGTACTCTTTGCGCTTCAGAATGCATACCCTGAAAAAATTCTGGACACCGTACACGATTTCGATTACTGTATGCAAGTCGCCAGTTCGGTGACCGTCACGGCTCACGATAGTTATGCTGTCTGGAATGCAGGCAAGCCAAGAAAGTTCTACCAGATTAGTTGCGCTTTGATGTCGGCGCAGATACATAAAACACAGTCAGTGGTGATGCACAAGGTACAGGATGACCATCCTGCGGAAGATACCCATCCGAAAACGGTTTGTGATAATGACTGGTCTGGTACTACCGATAAAGCAAGAGCAGATGCCTAGTATCACCCAAAGGCATCATAGACCACCTATGGTTTATTAAAATCTACAAATGCATAACTAATCTCTGCAAATAAAGTTTTTTATAAACTGCTTGCAAACTAATTTTGGTCGGTGTATAAATATAGGCACACCCAAACAGGACTACCACCATGACTGAATCACTAGAACTTACTCCGACCAATGAATCGAACTTCGATCGTTGGTATTCGTGCTATCCGAAGAAGCAAGCGCGTGAGTCAGCGCGTAAGGCTTGGGAAAAGCAGAAGCTAGACAGAATCTTCAGCACCATCATGATTAAGTCACGCGCATTCGTTGAACACTATCGCGCTACTGGCAAGATGGACTTCCTGCCAATGCCTGCTACCTTTCTGAATCAACGGCGTTGGGAAGATGAGTTTGATACCAAGCCTACGCCTGAGTCGCGTGCGGTCGAAAGCAAGCCAGTCGATCTACGCATCAGGATGTATAACGGATCGATCTCTGCCAGATCCAGTGAGCGCGAGTCTGTCGAAGACAATTGCAAAGCCTACAATCGGTGGATGGAAGAATTAGGCGAACCGCATCGGGATTACAACTACTAATGGCTTACGGCTCTGGCAAGTATCACGGCGACAAAGAGCGCGGTCAGGCTGTCGAAGCTGAGTTTGTTGCCACTGCCAAAGCCAAAGGCTACACAGTAGAAGAATCATCAATCGAAGTAGACCGAAAGGATCACATCGATTTTTACATAAGCAAAAACGGCGTTACCAAGTCAGTAGACATTAAATCGATTCGCGGTGTTGGATCTGGGCGCGACAAAAACGAATACACTTGGATCGAACTCCAGAATGTAAAGGGTCGGCATGGGTGGATATATGGCAAGCAAGATCTGGTCGTATTTGAGCGCGTAGACCACTGGCTGTTTGTTGACCGTAAATCGATGGCGGTCTGGATCGATCTGGTCGTGGACAAGGGCAAAATCGTGGACAGGTACGGCGATCCAGTCTATGCGGTCTACAGCAAGGACACGGACAAGTCGATGACCACCCTAATCCGCTACGCAGATATGCCGTCTCAGGTTTTAAGATTTAGTTGGAAAAAGTGCTTGACATCTGATTTTACATAGAACTATAATTACATACCACCCACAAACAGGACTACCGCTATGACCAAGCCCATTGGCTTTGAAATTATCACCCAAGACGATCGACCGATGTCTGCTGAAGACCGTAAAGCCATCTACGGCTTTCTCAGCGCGTATGTAAAAGATAGTGAAGCAAAAGCCTACGCAATGTCGGAAACTGGATTCACTGACGATGAACTCAGTGATGCTTTTAACTTCAAGTACGGAGTCTAACCATGTATCCCAAACTCTCTGGCGTGGTTACGCCTGATCTTGTCCAGACCATCGGCTCTGGTAAATTCTCAGCATCCTATGTGAACTGGTCGCGCACCATGCAACTGTTGCGTGACAATGCCCCAGAATGGCTTCCGTTCTCTGTGCCTGCGCCAGACGGCGGTATTGTGCATCGTGCGCCTGTCGGTGGCTATCTGCATCGGCGCGGTATCTGTCTGGCTTCGGCACTGTTGTTCGGTCTGGCTTACGAACTGTGGGCAAAGGTCGATATCGAAGATCCGTACTCGCGTGGCAAGGCGCAAGTATCAGTTGAAGATGTCAGCGCAAAACTGCTGACACTCAAAACCGCAGAGGAATGTCGTGCTTACTACAAGACTCTGCCCAAAGCGATTCAGTCAGAAGTGACTGATGAATTTATAACCCGTGTCAAACAATTTGAGGAACAGGCATGAACAACTTCAGTGGTATTGGTCGCGTAGGCGGTGATCCTGTAGTCACCCAAACCAAAGACGGCAAGGCTGTCGCTACCTTTTCGGTCGTGGTCGATTCTGGCTACGGCGACCAGAAGATTTGCTCTTGTAGTAAGGTCGCGCTCTTTGAAAAACGCGCTACCGTTGCAGAATACATCAGCAAAGGCGACAAGATCGGGATCAACGGCGAGATCGTCAACCGTGAATGGACTGCCAAAGACGGCACGAAACAGCACACGCTTGAACTGGCTAACGCCAATGTCACGCTACTGGCATCCAAGAAAGACGCACCACAAGCAAGCCCGAAGGCACAGCAAGCCGTTGCTGATAACTTCGATCCGTTCAGCGACAAAGTACCATTCTAAGGATTACTAATGTCTGACAAAAAGCACTT